GAATTATATTTTAAAAAAGGTATAGCAGCTGTAGGACCTGCTGATATAACTAAGCCTAGATTTGTCGTAATAGATTATTCTAGAGTTCCTTTTATAGGACACGGCAGAACTACTAGAACAGCTATTTATACATTTTTATATGATGAGTATATGTATGTTATAAGTAAAGACCCTAATGTTAAAAACATTAAGTATATGACTTTACGAGGAATATTTGAAGATCCTACTAGTTTGCTTAATTATGTAGATTGCGTAGATGGAACTACATGTTGGTCTACTAATAAACCATATCCAATTAATCAATGGATGTGGACATATATTAAACCTATTATTTTACAGCAGTTGATGCAAAAAAGCGCAGCACCATTTGACGATATGAATGATGCACAAGATGCTAGAACTCAAGGTATGAGACAAGCAGCTCCTGCACAACAACAACAACAACCTCAACAATGATAAGAGGAGAAGGTAAAACAAAAGGTAATGTAAAAAGGAATGAGTTTTATAAGCATTATAAAGAAAACGCTAAAGAAGAAATAATTAGTAAATCTTTATATAGTGCTTTTATAAAAGAATTACTTACTGCTTTTAGTAAAGCTATTGTGGAAACAGGCCTAGAACTAAAAATAAATAAAGTAGGTAAATTAAGAATAAGGAGTAAAAAATTAAACTTCTTTGATAAAAATGGTAATAGATCTAAAAGTTTAAAAGTAGATTGGAAAAGTACTTGGGATTTTTGGAAAGCTAAACATCCTGGTTTATCTAAAGAAGAGATAGTTGAATTAAAAAATAAGAAAGTTATTTATCATCAAAATGATCATAGCAGCGGTGAGTTTTATGAGCATTATTGGGATAAATTAACTAATGTTTTAAAGTATAAAAGTTTTTATGTCTTTAAACCTTCTAGGCAATATTCAAGATTAATTGCTAAGGTAGTTAAAGACCCAAACAGAAAAGTTTTTTATTATGGATAAAATGGAAATGCCAATGGATGATTCAACAGGATCATCTACAGAAGTAGAAACAACAGTAAGAATTAACCGTAAAGAATTTGAAGACGGAGGTTACGAAGAAATTCGTGTAGAAGAAGTCGACGGAGGTTATATTAAAACTGTATGTACTCGTAAAAAAGTAGACGGAGAATGGGTTTATAAAGATGATAAATCTGTAACAACAGAAGACCCTCTTAAAAATAATTCTTCAGAAGGAATTGCAGATAGATTAGAAAAAGTACTTAAAAATCTAGGATAATGTTTGCTGGTAAAACTGTTTCATATAAAGCAATTTTAGATAAAGTAATTAGAGACTTTGGATTTAATTACGACGTTCATGAAGAAGAAGGTGTAGAATGGTTGGCTGAATTTATGGCCCACACTAATGTGCCTATGACTTTAGAAAATAATATTGCTTATATTAAAATATGTGACGGTAGAGCAGAATTACCTTTTGATCTTCATAAAATAGGACAAGTATCACATTTAACTTCCGTTAACAATATAGAAGAAGCTGAATGCGGAAAAGGACGTATGTTTCCCATGCGATGGGCAACAGATTATTTCCACAAAAGATATCACATAGATAGAAGAGATTACACTTCTGAATCAGATCAAACATATACTGTTGAAGGAGGATTCATTTTCACATCTTTTAACAATGGTTTTATAGCAATGAGTTACAATGCTATTCCTACAGATGAACATGGATATCCTACAGTGCCTGCAGAGCAGCAATGGTTAGAAGCAGCTTCTCATTATATAGCGTTAAAAATAGCTAAAAAGCTGTGGATGCAAGGGCATCTTCGTCCTGATGTATATCAAGTTATAGAAAGAGATAGAGATTGGTATTTTGCACAAGCAGTAAATCATGCTAAACAATGGAACGGTGTAGATGAAGCAGAAAGTATGCAAAACGCAACTCTTAGAACTATACCAGACGTACAAGCGCACGCAAGCTTTTTTGCTAATATGCAATTGCCTGAACAACGTAATTTTAGACCCGTATCAGGAGCTAGATCTAATACTAATATATCTATAGTAAGCGCAGGCGTTAATCCAGCAACATCTTAAAACTAATTCATGGAAGGACACGTTAATACATATGGCGGAATGGATAAAGATACTGCTTATGATACGATTAAGCAGAATATGTATATCGATGCTTTAGATGTTAGAATAACTACTACTGTAGGAGAATCTCAAGGAGCCTTTACAAATATAAAAGGAAATAAATTATCTTTTACTATTCCTACATCAGGAACATTTGATAATGATCCTCCAAATACTCCTATTTCTTGGAGTGCCGATGTTCCTGAAGCTATTGGTTACGGCACAATTAGAGATAAAATTATTTTATTTGTAGCAGATAATAGTGGAACAAAAGGATGGATTTATCAAGTAGAGTATAATCCCGCAACTCGTGAAATAACAGGAGGAGCTGCTACATTATTATATTATAATCCTAATTTATTTTTTAAGAAAGAATGGCCAATAGAAGCATTAGGTCGTTATGAAAATGAAAGTATACAAAGAATTTATTGGACAGATTACAATAATATATTTAGAACTATAAATGTAGCAGATCCAAATTTAAATACTTTTAATGTCGATAATATTGATATATATCCAAATGTAGAATTTACTCAACCAATTGTAGATAATATAAGCGGAGGTGGAGAATTAAATTCAGGAATGTACCAAATAGCTTATAGATTACTTACATCTGACGGAAAAGAAACTTTAATATCTCCTCCAAGTAATATGATTCATATAGTTTCTGCTTCTGAATATAATACTGTAGCAGAATATGTAGGAGAGCCTGAAAAAATAAATTCATTTAAATCTATAAAACTATTAGTAGATACTAGTGCTTACGTAGGACTATTTGAAAGAATAGAATTTTTTAGTTTATATTATGAAAGTTCAATTGCAACTCCAGTAGCTTCCTCAATTGAAACTAAAGATATTATTTCAGATATTACAACAATAACTTATACTGGAACAGAAGATTCAATATTTGATATAGAATTATTTACTTTTGCTAGTAAGAACTTTGCATTTAAAACTTTTAAAAGTGTTACTCAAAAAGATAATTATCTAATAGGAGCTAACATAAAGTCTTCTACAATTAATATAAATGATTTATTAGCTCCTGGAGAAACTTTTGAATCAAAGACTAAAAGATATAATAATTCATCTGTTGCTACTCCAGGAACTATTTTAGACAAAGCATTTAATGCAGAATTTAATAAAGATAAACATTGGGATAAAGATTGGCAGCTTCCTGCAAATCAATTTAAATATCAAATAGATGGAAGTACTTTAGGAGGAGGAAATCCTACTCCAATTACAGGAGATAATATTTCTTATTCTTTCCATTTAGAACCTATGACTGTAGATGTAGAGTATCAATCTAAATTTCATAATGTTGCTGCAAATATTCATTACGGAATAGACAACCATGATTTAAATGATGGATACGGAGTTCGTCCTAATCCAGATGGAAGTATACCTAACGCAGCTTCTCCTATAGTTTCTAGTTTACTACGAGGATATAAAAGAGGAGAAACTTATAGATTTGGTATTATATTTTATACATTAAAAGGAGAAGCTACTTATGTAGAATATATTGGAGATATTAAGTTTCCAGATATATCAGAAGCAAATGGAGTAAATAATACTGGCGGATCTCCTTATTGGCCATTAAGCACTGTTTACGATGATTCAACAGGTACTATAGGTAAAACAGGAAAACCTATTACAGTAGGTTTAAATTTAGGGATAAAATTTAATATAGATTTTAATTCTTGTCCAAGTTTATTAGATAAAATAGAAGGTTTTCAAATAGTTAGAGTAGATAGAGAAAATACTGATAAAAGAAGATTATCTCAAGGTATTGTAAGTCCTTATGCTCATATTAGAATGGGAGATACTCCTAGTAATCCAGATTATGATTTTAGAGTTAATGAAGATGAAAAAGTTTTACATCAATTTAATACTCCTGTAGTTTGGAAATATCAACAAGGAAACGGAGGTGTAATAGTAGATACTAGCCCACAAACTAGTCCAGATATTCAAAATGATAGTCTTAAATATTTTATAGACGATCAAGATAATGATCTATCTGCCAATCCTTATACAGATTATAATAATATTTTTCCTCAAACTCCAGGAAGTGCAGACGCAATTGTTAATACAACTATTAAGTCTCAATATCTAGCTTTTTATTCTCCTGAAATATCTTACAATTTTAATAACACTCCTGATTTAGCACTTAATGCTGCTAACAATGCTTCACTTTTAATGACAGGATGTTATACTGCTACAGTAGGAGGTTCTCCTTCTCCTCCTAGTGCAGGAGATTATAGAGAAGAAACTACTCAATCAGGTACTGGACCTGCAGCTCAAAATTTAGGAAATAATAATAATTTAGATATATGGGATCGAGGTTTTAAATTTAGACGAGTAGGGCCTATAACTTTTAATAGTATTGAAAATATTAGAAAAATTGAAAGGTCTACATACTTTGATATGAGAGACAGTACTAATGTTTTTCTTGATACTAAAGTTATACTGTTTCCTCAAGATAATCAAAGAGCAAATTTTACTATTAATACAACGCCTCAAATGCCTAGAAGAGACGTGCTCACTGCCAATTATTCAAATTGTAAATCTCCTGATTTAGGTAGAGGAGATACTTATGTTAGAAATTATTTTGCTTATATAGGTACTAGAGCAGATAATCCTATTGTTGCTCAAGATTGGGGATTAAATAATCCAAGAAATAGTCTTTCAAATAGATCGGGAGGAGTAGCTAGAGCAGGAACTAATTTAACTGTATTATTAGATACTTTTTCTTTAGACCCTTTAAACAGTAATACTAGTTACACTACTCCAGGAACAGATAAACCTTGGAGAGATTATTTTCAAATAGCAGGAAATACTATTCATACACCTGTTCCTAGTAATCCTCAAATAGCACCATTACCTGTTCCTGATGGTTCAGGGGGACTTACTACTATTAATAAAAACGAAGCAATTCCTATTGTAGATCTTGTTATACCTAAGAATGAAATATATGGAGGATTTTCAACTAATGCTTTAGAATCAAATAGTTTTATTCCTGCTTCTCCTATAATTAAAACAACGTCAGGAAATTTAGATTATTCTCCTATAGTTTATGGAGGAGAT